TACGGTGATCCGCATATTAATATGTTAATGATTGCAAGAGCTTGGTCGGAAGTGCTTGATCATACTGTACAAACGTGGCAAGTACCTATTATGTTAGCACAAATGAAACTAGCTAGGATATCAAGCGGTGGGTACAAAGAAGACTCAATCGTAGATGCTATAGGATACCTAGCATTGGCAAGTGAGATCAAAGATAAAAACGTTTCCGAATTATAAAGACGAGACTTATGTTACAGGGTCGTATGAAAAACTTATCGAGCAGATGGTTGATCATCGAAGCACACTTGGTATATCACAAGAAGAACTAGCAGATAGGATTGGGTGTGCTTCATCACTTATACATAAATGGGAACAACACAAACGAGTACCATCAGGGTTCTTGTTTACGTGTTGGTTAGATGCACTTGGCTGCGAGATCCAGATCAACTTCAAAAAAACTTAGGCAAGAATCCGCTACTTGTGAAGCATGTGGTGTTGATTCCGATTTATTTGTAGCTATACTAGCTAACATAGAACCTGTCAGGCATTACATTATATGCTTAGACTGCTATCAGAGGGATACATGGCAAACAAAAATAAACTCAAAGGAACTTACCACGAAAACTGGTTCGTCAAATGGCTCAAAGAAATCGGCATCCAAGCCAAGAGAGTACCGCTCAGTGGTGCGCTCGGAGGAGAATACTCAGGTGACATCCACCTCGAAGTCAACGGACGAAAGCTGGTGGGTGAAGTAAAGTACAGAGATAAGTCTAATTTCCCTAGCCCTTTCAAAGTATTAGAAGGCAGAGACATTGCCTTTTATAAGAGGAGAACAGGTACTCCTCAAACCCTAGTCATCATGAGTGGTGATCAATTCAAACAACTAATGGAGTTAAGCAATGACACAAATGAATTCAGTTCTTAATCATTTAAAAGATCATAATCACATCAACACATGGATAGCATTTACTGAATACAAATGCACTAGACTAGCTGATGTAATCTTTAAATTAAAAAAGAAAGGTGTAGTGATTGATACAGAAATGAAATACAATGAAAAAACTAAAACAAAATGGGCTCAATATAACCTTATATCTTTAGGTTTAAAAGCTTGAGTTAAACGTATCCTAACTAGGAATGGAGGAACCTAGCTAGGATACTTATGAACATAAACAGGGAGGAAATATGTTCACCACTAGATTAGCTGAAAGTATATGGGCAAAGCAAGTAAAAAATCCTAGTGGCAAACTAATTCTTCTTGCATTAGCTAGGTATGCCAACAAGGAATGTATATGTTGGCCTAGTATTGAAACGTTATCTAACGATACTGGTATATCAGAACGTCAGATCATGCGGATAATAAAAGACCTCGAAAAAGATAACCTGCTGCTTGTTAAGAGAACAGGTTGGAACAAACCTAATGTCTATAAGTTTACATATAGTGACACCATGTCACCCGAACCAAGTATAGATTATTATAATATAGTTAATGGTTAGAGTGACACCATGTCACCATACAAGGAGTACCAATGGAAAACATCAAGAAACACAGAGAGTGGATTGTAATACAAGTAACTGCACTGCGTGCTAAATTCTATGCACCTAGATTAGAGCCAGCAGTTAACAAAGCTTACATGATTTCGTGGGCTGACACACTACAAGTGTACAGCAAGCAGGAAATCACAGACGCAATGGCTGCTCATGTACGCGAGAGTCCACGTATAACGCCCAACGAGGGCATGATTAGAGAATTAATAATACAACACAGGCCAAGAGCAAAAGCACCACCTCAGAAGCCAGTAGAAGAGAAGCCCAAACTTAGCGTAGAAGAACGCAGGAGAATATCAGCAGATGTAATGTCTACATTCCAACGTGTAGTAAAAAAACCTTGAGGTCAGTTGGAAAATATAGTATGATCTTAGTACAAAATGGAGGAAGTAATGGAGAGAAAAGGATTCATTGGAGGATCTGACGCTGTAAAAATTATGAATGGCGATTGGATAGAACTTTGGGAAATCAAGACAGGTAGAATAGAGTCGCCTGATCTTAGTAAAAACTTAGCAGTACAGATGGGTATACTTACCGAGGACTTTAACATTAGTTGGTTCGAGCAAGAGTATCAAAAAAATGTTACAAGCAATCAATATGAAATACTTATGGGTGGTACAGATACTATGCCACCAATTAAAGGTAAACTAGATGGTCTTGTAGGTAGCAATGACATTATAGAATGCAAACATACTAATGCATTTAATAATATGGAAAAGGTTATCTCATATTACATGCCGCAAATGCAGTTATATATGTATCTTAAAAGTGCTAGTGGTTGTTACCTGTCTGTATTCTTTGGCAATAGTAAGTGGGAGTGTGTGTATATTTCACATGATGGTAAGTACATAGCAAAATTGCTTGAAGTTATTAAAGAGTTTTGGAGTTATGTACAAAGCGATACAGAGCCACCGCATACAACAGATGTAATATTAAAACACGATAGCATACCAGTAGACAACATGGTAAAACGTGACGCTAACTTAGACAACGAGTTCATGTCTGTAGCACACGACTACATCGAGCATCAAGGTAGCGCAAAGATGTTTGACAATGCTAAGAAAAGTTTAAAACAAATGGTTGGTCATAACGAAAGGGAAGTATACTGCGACCGACTAACAATCAGGCGCAACAAACGTGGCGCATTAACAGTTCATGTAAAGGAGGAAACATCATGACTAAAGAAATAGATGAAGCAAAAAAAAATATAAAAGAAGCAAGGATAGCTTTAAACAAAGCACAAAAAGAAATGGGCAAGGCGTTGAAGAACGCCACCAACCCACACTTTAGAAGTAGCTATGCAGATTTACAATCTGTTGTCGAAGCAGTAATGCCAGCGTTCTTAGCTAATGGGTTTGCAGTTACGCAACCTAATGGAGCAGATGATTTAGGTGATTATGTACAAACTAATTTATTACACATAAATGGTTCTTCATTTAGGTCTAGAGTTTACCTACGATTAGGTAAGCAAGATATGCAAGGGTATGGTTCAGCTACTACCTACGCTAGACGCTATGGTTTGCTAGGTATGGCAGGTGTAGCACCAGAAGATGATGATGGTAATGCAGCAGTTGCCTCGTCTAAAAATAAATCAACACAATCCAAAGGGGAATTTTTTACATGAGTGACTATGATAACACCAACACAGGTGCAGCCTTCAAACCTTTTGATAACATGAAGTTAATACTGCAAGGTAAACTAAACCTTGAAGGTAATGACAGAGATATAGTTCTAGTTACTGACACAACCAAGTCAGGCAAAAGAATTATTAAAGCGTATCAAAAGCTAGGTGTAATGTTTGAGAATGATAGCGACAATGAGAAAGCACCTAGTTACAGTGGCTCTCTTGATGACTACGCTACAAACAAAGACATGCAGATAGCAGGTTGGAAGCGAGACAAAGATGGCAGCGCTTATATTTCTATGAAAGTATCAGAGAAATACAGTGACACACCTAATGTTAACCAATCTTTAGACGAACAATTAGGTGACGACATACCATTTTAATTTGTCGTGGGTTTTTAAGTACCTACTTAAGTACCCACATAACAGGAGCGGTGGCCCACCCAAAGGGCAAGCCGCTCCGTATTGGAGGAAACAATGAAAACAATATACTCAAATGAATTACTAACCGAAATACACAAGCTATCAGTTTGGTGGGTAAATAAAGAAGTAGCTAGGTATTTAAAGCTAACTGAAGGACAGGTGCGTTATGCTTTATATAAATTAGAACCTAATCCATTAATTCCAGAAAGACAGAAAACATTATTTGTTCCTGAGCAAGCTGAACAAAAAGTTACTCACACTGAAAGCCTTTTAAATTTTTTTGGAGGTGGAGATTAAATGACTTCTTCTCAACAAATAATTGACAGACTCAAACGAGTAGCTAGTATTATACAGCTAGATGCTCTTGAAAAAAATAGAACAGGGGTTAGAAACAGAGGTGATGAGCTGCTTGCTTTGATCATATTGCTGGAGGATAAATTAAATGAAAGCAACACAACAAAAATTTAAAATATCAGTTGAGCAAGAAATACTTTACGGCAAGCTACTTAAAGAATCAGCTATTGCTATGGGTCAGGTAGGTAGATTGCCAGAGTTTAAAGTCTATCAAGCAACAGACAAATTAAACAATCAGAAAGCACAAGCGTATCAGATAATAAAAAATGCTGGTATAATAAATGCTTTACAATTAGCAGAAAAAATGAACTTATCTAAACCTGATCATGCTAGAAATATTATTCAAAAATTAATTAGAGATAATAAAGTTGAAAGAGTTAAAAGAATCATAAGAGATTTCTATCCATACTCAGGGTATAAGATAAAACAATGACAGACCTTACAATAGAAAAATTTTTAAGACGAATGGATAAAGCCAATGTAGCTAACAATGGCTTTCCATACGACAGAGTAATAACAAGCGACAAGTTCTTAGTTAAGTTAGGTAGAGAAGTAGGTGACTTAGTTAACCTAGTTCTTATACTTAATGATGAGTTAGAAAGAATAAGAAAAAATTCTATTGATATTTAAATTCTTCTCTTACCTTAATACACTGGCAATCTATAAAAAATAAATCACCATCTTTTTTTTCAATAGCATTAGCCATAGAATACACAGCAGTCTTAATGTTAACTTCACATTTCTCTCTGCTTGCTTCAGCTACAGGTGGAACCCAAGCACGACACATCTCACCAGTAGCAAACGTAGCACAATACACCATAGCCATAATCCACATTATAAACAAACCTTTATACGACTAACTTCAC